TTTATACTCGTCTTCATGTTTTTTCTGTACGGCTGAGTTACGTTTGTTGTACTCAGTGTCTTCGCCTGACTGGTAAGGACTTCTTAGCTTTTGAAGAATACCCTCGCCTTTACCTGCATCTGTTTCTTCAGCAGTCTTTCTACGCATCATTTCAGGGATGTTACTACGCCCTTTAGACATAGCATCTTTAACACTTTGAAATACATTGTCGCCTTTTACACCGCCACGACCTACTCTACCGCCTTCAGCCATCATCTTGCCTTTAGTATGACCTTTAGTAGCACAGCCGTCTGCGCGAGTAACACCACCTTTAGCATAGCAAGAGCCGCCAGATTTCATCTTCTTATCGTCAGATTTCATCTTTTTAGAGTCTTCCATTTTCTCACCTTTAGCATATTGCTGTGGAGTGAGTTTGCCGGACTTAATAGCTTTGCCTTCTTTAAGCTCTTCTTTGTACGTATCTTTACCTTTAAATAACTTTTTTAGATTAGCCACATTGCCACCTTCTTTAAATTTTTTGCCTTTGTCGGCTTGATTAAACTCTTTAGCTACACTTACTGGTATACCCGCTTTCTTTGCAAAGCTAGGGTTGTGAGAGGCAGCTGCCATAAATTTTTTCTGTTTGAGTGATGTACTAGGCACCGCAGTTCCACCGTTTTAAAGAGGCTGCTTTACGTGTAGGTTTACCATTCTCGTCTTTCATAGGACCAGGCATACCACTCATACGGGCACAGAAGGACTTACGTCTCCCTGCATCTTTTTTGGTTTTAGGGTTAGGTGCTGGTGCTTTTAAGTTAGAGCCAGTAGCCGCATTATATTTCTTGCGGCCTTTTTCTGTAAGACCTGCGCCCTTAGAGACGGGGAGCTTCTCCCCTCTACCTACTGCTAATACTGGAGCTTTCTTTGCCATTTTATTTACCTGAGAAATGTTCAAACGCCCAGCCAACTAAACCACCAAAAGCTGCACCTGCACCACCCATAACCATTAAAACGTGCCATCCGCCTTTAGCTTCTGAAAGAGTTTTGCTTATCTCAGCAACGGAAGCTTTAAGTTCTTCCATATCTTTAACCAATTTGTCCATATCAGTTTGCAAGTGTTTAATCTCGTTTTCATGAACTGCAAGTTTAATTTGGTCGTCCATCATGACTCACCCGTAGAAGATAGTCACGCCGGTTACAGCCGCGCTAAGAGCCATATAAACCCCATCTTGAAATAGAATACCTTCTTGAGGAATAGCTACATAAAACGGGATTGGGTTTGTGTTAGAAGGTATATCTATTTCACATAGGGTAGTTCCTGACGAACTTCCATCTTTAAAGGTAATTGTAGACGCTGTACTAGCTGCTGGGGTTACTACAAAACCTTTAAGACGGACTCGACTACCGTATAAACTACCAGCAACACTCGCGTGCGCACTCTTGACATCATATTGCATACTCATAATTAATCTCCTATTTAAAAGGGGGGAGGTAAACTCCCCCGCAGACTAATTACGCGGTATACGCAGTTGGGTTGTATGTGCCGTCAGATAAGCGAACAGTGTACGTAACTTGAAGCGTCACAGACCCCGTAGTTAAAGTTGCTGCTTTAGTAGCTGTATAAGTAACAATCGCATCTGTAGTACCGACATTATTAAACAAAGATGTTACAGCATCAGCGGCAGTTGCAGCTGTCATATTAGCTGGAGCAGCGGGACCTGTAACAGTAGTAGCAGCTGTAACGTCAGTAGCACCAATACTTAACTTGACTGTTGTTGCACCACTAAATGTGGATGTAACGTAGAATTTAAAATACGTAATCATTGCCCCTGCTGGAAGCACAAACGCAGTACCAGTAAGCGAACTATTGATTGACGCGAAAGGTAGGGTAATAGTTTGAGTGACCTCAGTGACGCCCATATTGTTGATAGTACCAGCAGTTGTGCCAGTTGTGTTAGGTACGGTTCCAAGTCTCCAAGGACCAAAGTGTGATGCTAAACCCATTTTAATCTCCAAATACACGTAAGATACGCAGTCTTGTGTAAAGCTTGCTAGGTCAATCTGCGCAAATAATTAAGTTCCTAGATATAGGCTGATAGTACACCAATTGGTTGATTATGCAACTATTTTATTGGCTCCTCTACCCATCTTTTTACGACCCTCTTCAGTTGACCATTTCATCTTCATTTCAATACGTTTCTTCTCATTTCTAATAAGTGCTCCGCATTCTGCACAGCCTGACCCTTTTCTAAATTGAGCCGCATATTGAGAGAACTCTCCGTGCGTAGGGCATATACAGCCTGTAATTCTATTTAACGCCCCTGTGTAGATGGCATTAGTAAAATCGTACTTATTACGCACTTCTTCTGGAAACTTAGCTAGTACCTCATTTAAAGGAGTATGTTCTTGTGGTCTGGCGTTACGCTTCATAGTCTCTTGAGCTTTACGTAATCCTTCTTCTGTATATACTCTAGGTGCTTTTTTAACACCTTTCTGAGCTTCACTTATTTTTTTACGTATTTCATCTGAAAGTTGTTTGCCAAATCTATAATGAGTCTCCCCTTTTGGTGCAGTCCTGTTAGCTTTAACAAGTGCTATTGTTTTTTCAGTATGCTTTTTTCCTCGCATAGGCGCACTTGCATCGGTTGCCCAATTGTAACAGTACGGTTTTCCTGCATGGTCGTCTAACCATTTTTGCTCTGCGGTTAATAAATCTTCTGAAAATTCAATAACCTCTACCACCTCAAATTTAAAACAATCTTCTCCATATTTATCCCATGCAGCTTGCATATGAGGGCTTTGATGTTTTCCTTTTTTTAAGTTACGGCGATGCGTTTGAAACCTAACTCTACTATCTACGGTACTGCCCACATAAAATTTACCATTCACTACGTTTCTTATTTTGTAAATTACATTTTTCATTAGTATTATCTCCGATATAAAGGTTATGAGAGATTATACATACTTTTGTGACGATGTCACGATAATTTTATTTAAGTAATAAAAAAGGGTCTCCTAAGAGACCCTTAATCTACCTAAGTAGTTGATTTTACTTAGTTTGAACCTGAAGAACCATACATACCTAATGGGTCACTCCAGCCGAATGAGTACCGCTCACGAGCTTTATATCTCATGTTGCCAGTATCAAAATCAGAATCTGATGAAGTTACCAATGATTGACGCACGAAATGTTTCAAACCGTTTGGTACATCAGTAGTTAAGAACCACGCATTGGTGTCTGTTAAGAAGTTATTAACAGTGTAACCTTCTGGGATAGAACCGTTGTTTTTTAACGCGTTGATGTCGTTATCGGTTGTGCCTACACGTTGTTCTGTTTCGAGCAAACGAGTTGCAACGAATTGAAGTGCAGGTGGAACAATCAATTTTTTAGGTTTAGCAGCAATCAACAAACCACGTTCATCAGTCCATTGTGCGATTTGAATAACAGCCGCTTCTAAAGAAGTTTCGTTTAAATCAGCAGGAGTTGATGGGATGTTTGAGTTTGTGCCGCCAGACACTAATGAGTGCGAAGCTGAGAACAATGCTGAACCGTCACCACCAGTATAAGCAGAGTTGAAGCCGTTGTTTAAAACAGCCGCCGCTTTTACTTGTTTGGTGTATGCCATAGCACGAGCCAACGCTTTTGTATAACGAGCAGACAATGAGTCGTACAAGTTATCTTCTACAGCTTCTTCAGTTAATGAGAAGCCAAGAGCAATTGTTTCGTGGTTATAGCGTGCAGTCCAAGCTTCTTGACCGGCTTCATACTGAATTGCAGAACCCTCTGATTTAACCGCCGCTGCAGCAAACCCTGAAAGTTTTGTTTCTTCTTCGAATGAACGCTCAGAAGATTCAATTTCATAAATTTCTTTATGTTGTTCACCGTAGCGTGCGTACTCTAAACCGAATAACGCGTTAAGGCCCGGTAATAACTCTTTTAATAGCTGTGCTCTAGAAATTGCCATTTTTTATTGCTCCTTAAGCGCCGTAGTATGAATGGATACCGAAGTTAATTTTAACTAGTACTTCTGGGTACTGAGTAATAACTAAGGTTGCAGAAGCAGGAATGGTCACGCCTGAAGCCGCGTTCATAACAAGAGATGTTGCTCCAACAGCATAGTTAGCTGTTAAGAATGACCCTGTTTGTACTAATTGACCGTTAGGTGCAATGAAAGATACATCCGAACCAACAACTAACGCTGAAGTCAATGCAGGGACAGTAATAGTTGTTGTTGTTGTTGAAGTGCTAGGAACAGAAGTAATAACCGCTGTTTCAGGTACTAAGTCAACAATACGGTATGCTAAACCTGTAGTAGGGGTTGCAGTAGGTGTAACAGCACCCACAGTAGAATTACCTGTGTTTACGTTAGCCGCAGCATCTGCACCAGCAACATTTAAGCCAACTAATGCTTGTGAACCTGAAGTAACTGTACCGCCTGCCGCAGACAACATAACTACTTTAAATACAGTATCTGGGTCATCAGTAACAACAGCTTCTGCATCACCAGCAAGTGTACCTGCAGGCCAATACTGAGAGAATAACTTTTGTTTAGTTGTTGGGTTAGTGTATGAACAACCCAAGAAAATACCAGTAATTTGTTTACCTGTAGTTGCTGCAGCAATAGTAGCTCTAGTAATAGTACCAGACGCAATTACAACAGGGTCACCATAAC